TCTCCTAACGATGGAGGAAATCCCGGGTCTAGTGGTGGCGGTGCGGGCGGAAGATCAGCCGCAGTCGCTAGTCAACCCCCTGCTTTTCAACCGGGTTCTGATGGCGGTGGCGGTGGCGGCGGAGGGGCAGGTGTATCAAATAGCGGTGGTCAAGGCGGTCAAGGCCCGTACCCAAATACTTTAGCCGGCCCACCTCCTTACAATACTTGGAAAAATACAACTAGAAATCCCGGCCCGGGCGGAACTCCCGGTGGTGGCGCGGGTGGTCAAGGTGGTTTTTTCAACGGCCCCCCCTGCCCTTCGCGTCCCGGCAAAGCAGGTACTGTTTCACGCGCTGGTGGCGGTGGTGGTGGTGGCGGTGGTAATGGTGGTACTGGTTCTGGAGTTGGTTCCGGTGGCGGTGGTGGTGGCCGAGGTAACGCAGGTAATTGCGGCGGTTCTGGCAATGCTGGAGGAAGTGCAACACCCGGATCGTTTGCTTGTACTACTGTAACGCCCGGTGGTTCGTACCCCATTAGCGTAGCCAGTGGGGGGAGTATTAATATTAGTTGGAATGCGCAATGAAACCTTCTGAAGTCAAGAAAAAACTCGATGCAATCCGGGCGCAGCAAGACATCAATCGTTTTCAATCAGAGTTAAATCGGGCGCGTTCCGTCACAATTGGAACCGCTTTTGGTGGAACTACTGAACTTAGCCTTCGCGCTGATGGTGGCCAAACAATTTGGTGCTTGATGCAGCCTGTGGAAGTCATTGAGTTAATACACCAGCTTTCTGCAAATGTTGGTTGCCACATACAATTAAAACCACGCGATGACTTTTCAAGTTGGCGTGAATGGCGCGTAAGTGAAGCTGAGAAACAACATTTAAATGGGCACGCCCCACAAGTAAATGACATGGCTGTATTTCAACAATTAGGCGCAAGCAATTTTGACCAAACTACGGCTGAAGCAATTGTTGAACATGATTTGGCTCAAAAAGCATACGAGTATGTAAATGGCGGGGCAGTTAAAGCCTCTAAAAAACAAGGTGGAAAAAATGGCAATGTTGTGGCAACTAAAAAAACTGTCAACGGGCGAAGCACTAAACGAACCCCAAAGACTGCCTGAAAACTGGGGATCAATCTTTGGCATGGGCGGCATCAAAGACCGCCTTGGTGATTTATCTTGGCTTGGCGATGCTTATGCTGACCAAGGTTGGTTTGAGCTTGGGGAAGAAGCGCCCGCCGTTCCTACGGTTGAAGAAGTTTCTAAAACCATTGAGCAGATGTTAATAAACACTGCTTGGGCTGTAGCGGTAGACAACACTAACATGACCAAAGAACAGCGAGCTAAATGGATTGATTTTAGAATTGCTTTGCGTGACATTCCAGAACAAGAAGGTTTCCCAGCAAACATTGTGTGGCCAACTGAGCCTGCATGAACAAGTATTTAATCCGGTTTAATAAAAGCCGGGGTCAGGAAGGGCGTGGGTCTGAAGCCCACGTTTGGCGCGTGTTTGAAAATGGTGTTGAGTACCTTGCAAAAGACGTCATGATTAACGTACCAAGCTGGGGCGAGACAGATGGGCCTGACTGGAACATTGCTTGCAAAGGGTATATGCGCTTTGTTGACGCCGCTGATTTAGTCATAATCAACCCAGAGCCATAGCCATGCAAGACTGGGCCGAAGCTTTTATACTTGCGGCTGTGATCGTCGCCTTCATCGTGTGGGGGACGTATACGATACTTTGGATTTGGGGATGAAATGGGTATTGGTGATTTTTATGCTAATACCCGGAGCGTCCAGCCAAGACAGAAAGACTGAATATCGTTGTGTGAGGTGGGCTTGGACAGGGGATGTCTACAACCGCAAAGTAGTATGCCTTGAGTGGCAAAAGGTTAGAAGATGATTGATCCGATCACGGCGCTAGAAGGATTGCAAACTGCAATCAGTGTCGTTAAAAAAGCTAGTAAGGTTGCTAGTGATCTGGCAGGTCTAACTCCGTCGATAGCCAAGCTTTTTGATGCCAAGTCAACTGCTACTAAAGCCATGCTTCACGCCAAGCGTACAGGCGGTAAGTCTAACCTTGGTGCGGCGTTACAAATTGAAATGGCTTTGGATGAGGCCAAGCGGTTTGAAGAGCAGTTAAAAATGTTGTTCATGCAAGCTGGGCGCATAGACGTATGGAATGCAACCAAGGCCCGTCAAGCTGAAATGGACAGGGATGATGCCAAAGAGATGGCGGCTTTACACGCTGAAGAGAAAAGGCGCAAAGAGGCCGAAGCTGAACAGATGCAGTGGGCAATTGCCATTGTTATTATTGTGATGTTTATCGGCGCTGTTGGTTGGGGTATCAATGAAGTCTCTGATCTGTGCGCCAGATCAAGGTGTGGGCGGTGAATGAATACCAAAAACAGTTTGACCTCTTCCTTAAAGTCTTTGTCAGGCTGTGCATTGCGTGGTGGGTGCTTGGGCTGCTCCGCTTCCTGCCAGATGAGTTGGCAGGGAAAATTGTCGATAAACTACTTGGAATGATAGGACTCGGATAATGCTTTCACTATTCTCAACCCTTGGCGGCTTGCTCATATCAGGCTTGCCCAAACTACTAGATTTCTTTCAGAACAAGGCTGACCAAAAGCATGAGTTGGCACTTGCCCGTGTCCAGATGGAGTTACAGCTTCAAATGATGGCGCAGGGCTTTGCCGCCCAAGAGCGTATGGAGGAAATCCGCACCGACCAGATTGCTATGGAAACAGACGCGCAGATGACTGTAGCGGCCTATGACCACGACAAGAAGATCATGGAAGAAGCCAGCCGCTGGGTGGTGAACTTTGTCGGTACGGTTCGCCCAATGGTCACTTACATCTTTGTGCTGGAACTGTGTGCTATTAACGCTTGGATTGCCTATTACGTTTACAGCAACCCACGGCTTGTATTGAGCATGGAGGACCTGATTCGTGTTTCTGACATCATCTTCTCGACTGACGAGATGGCAATGCTTGGAGGCATCATTGGGTTCTGGTTTGGCTCACGTAGCTGGAGCAAGAAATGAAATTGGGCGAAGCTGGCGCTAAATTGATGCACCAGTGGGAAGGGTATCGCACTAAGCCATACCTCTGCCCAGCCCATATTTGGACAATTGGTTATGGTCATGTGCTGTACCAAGATCAAATCCGTCTACCTGTGGTTAGGGTAGAAGGTAAAGACACCCCCATGATCCGCAAAGAGATGCCATTGAAGCCGGAGGACAACCGTGTCTGGACTAAAGAAGAGATCGAGAAACTATTCGAGGATGACGTCGGCCCTACTGAACGTGGTGTTCTACGACTTGCTCCCGCTTTATCTGGTCGTCAAGGCGCTTTCGACGCGTGTGTCAGCTTTGCCTTCAACGCCGGAGTGGGGGCTTTTCAGCGTTCTTCTATTCGGATGAAAATAAACCGTGGTGATTGGGAAGGCGCAGCCGATGCGCTCTTGCTGTATTGCATGGCTAGTGGCAAAATACTACTAGGGCTAAAAAAACGCAGGGACGCTGAACGCGCCTTGTTTCTATCCTAGGACAGCCGATGCCACTACAAAAAATTCTGTTTAAGCCGGGCGTCAACAAAGAGAACACCCGCTACACCACCGAGGGCGGTTGGTATGAAGCCGACAAGGTACGCTTTCGTCAGGGTAATCCCGAAGTAATTGGCGGTTGGGAACGTATTTCTACCAATACATTTTTAGGTATCTGTCGGTCTTTGTGGAACTGGGTTTTATTAGACGGCAGAAACATTTTAGGTGTAGGCACAAACCTTAAATTTTATCTTGAGAATGGTGGTGCTTACAACGACATTACACCCCTTCGAGCTACCAGCACAATCAATACAAATCCTTTTGTGGCTACAAACGGCTCTGCCGTTATTACAGTTACAGACACCGCCCACGGTGCGTCAATTAATGATTTTGTGACTTTTAGTGGCGCAACTAGCTTGGGCGGTAATATAACGGCGGCTGTTCTTAACGCAAACTATCAAATTTTAAACGTTATTGACGCTAACACTTACACATTTACAGCTACGGCTACAGCCAACGCATCAGATGCTTCTGGTTCTCCCGGAGGAGGCGCTTCGGTTGTTGCGGCTTATGAAATAAATGTTGGCCCTGCCACTCAACAAGTATTAACAGGGTGGGGCGCTGGCGGCTGGGGTTTAGGTACATGGGGTAATGGCGCTCCTGTAGCCACTGTTTTTGGTGCTTTAAGATTATGGAGCCAGCAAAACTTTGGCGAAGATTTGGTATTTAATCCTCGTGGTGGGGGCCTGTATTACTGGGAGGCACCTACATTAACAACCCGTGGTGTGCTTCTTAACTCTCTTGGCGGCACGGTAACCTTTACTAACGCTTCTCCTACCGTTGTAACCTCAACTGTTGCATACACGGAGGGCGCGGCTTTGCAGTTTTCTGGCGGCTCTTTGCCAACAGGCGTGTCTCCAGCCGTAACTTATTTTGTTTTTGAAGCAGATGGTTTAACATTTAAATTAATTGATAGTGCAGGGGCAGCGGTTAACACTTCGTCTTCTGGCTC